CCAATGAGTAAAATTTTGTCTTCGCGTAGGTTTTGGTCACTGATAATTTCCCAGATTGTGGCCATAACCCTGTTTGTTTTATCCAATTATGTTCAGGACCCTAAAACGGTCGAGTTGGCAAAGATTGTTATTGCCGGGGTCGATTCGGTTGCTGCCGTGATTATCGCAGCTTACACCGTCGATGATGTGGCCAGCAACGTAACCGCGATCAAAGCCGGGCTACATCCAGATTATCCACCTAAGCCATGAGTCCCGATGTAATCACTTCCCTCGTCAATTTAGGATCGGCTGGAGCCGTCATCATTGTGGTCATCATCTTCCTCAAGTCGATCAAGGAGCGTGACGCCGAATGGCGGGGTTTTTTTACGACCTTGAGCGCAGACAACAAGGACGACATCACCGACATGCATCAAGTCTCGGACCGAATCGTGAAGGCCCTTGACAATCTGGTACTGAGTTGCGCTAATCACGATTTACAAGCTAAAGAACTAAAAATAACAGTAATGGAGATCCGAATGGAATTAGCCAGGTGGATTGTGGGAAAAGAGAAGTGATTGAATAATCACTGATTGCATATGCAAAAACAGGATACAGTCCGGTCGAAAACTGAAATCGAGAATCGCCGCCAGCAGGTGAGCGACAAATATTTACGCGGTATGCCGCAAATGCAGATTGCCGATGAGCTGGGGGTAAACCAGGCAACCATCTCCCGTGACCTGGCTGAGCTGCGTAAGGAATGGCTGGAACGCAGTATCAACCATATCGATCAAAAGAAAGCGATTGAACTGGCGAAATTAGATAGGCTTGAAGTAACCTTTTGGGAAGCCTGGGAATTGAGTCTCAAAGATGTCGAAACCATTACCGAAGAAGTGGGCGGCAAGTATGGGCCTAAAACAACCACCCGGCGCGAAGGCCAATCCGGCAACCCCGCATTTTTGGAAGGCGTTTTAAAGTGCATCAATAAGCGATGTGAATTACTCGGCCTAGACGCACCTAAGCGGACAGAACTAACCGGCGCGAGAGGTGAACCTTTAAAGGTCCATTTAGAATATGTCACCCGAAATTACGATCAAGCTGCCGGACTACCACCCGGACCAACAGACGATCCGGCGCCAATTAGCCAGGTTTAATGTCCTGTGTTGTGGCCGGCGTTACGGTAAGGATATCTTCGGCCAGAACTGGACGGTCGAGGGTCTTCTCCACGGATATTCTATGGCCTGGTATCTGCCATCGTATAAAGACCTTTTAGAAAACTGGCGGTATTTTGTGGACGTAATGTATCCCGTAACGACCCGGAAAAACGAGCAAGAGAGGCGCCTGGATTTTGTCACCGGCGGCTTTCTTGAAATGTGGTCGCTGGAAGACAAGGATGCCAGCCGGGGCAGGCATTATAAACGGATCGTGATCAACGAATGTGGCATGATACCCAACCTCGAATATTCCTGGAACGCAGCCATCCGCGCGACGCTGGTAGATAACCGCGGCCACGCGCTTTTCATGGGCACTCCCAAGGGGATCAACTATTTTCACACCCTGTATCAAAATGCGTCGTCTGATACTGAGTGGAAATCTTTTCACCGGACCAGTTATGACAATCCGGTAATTGATGCACGAGAAATTGACGCCATCAAACGGACGGCACCCGACTTGTATTTTCGCCAGGAATACATGGCCGAGTTTGTCAATTTTGAGGGGTCAGTATTTAGGCGGATTCAAGAAGCAGCCACACTGCAATCCATTGATAACCCAGTTAAGGATAGACAGTACATTGCTGCTGTGGATCCAGCAGCCAGCGTAGATTACACGGTGGTCACGGTGTGGGATGTGGCTGATAAAGCTTGCGTTTTCTTTGACCGTTTCAACCGGGTAGATTACGGAGTGTTGGAGGATAGACTTCACGCCGTTTATACTCGCTTTAATTGCACCTCCATGACTATCGAAATCAACGGTATCGGTCAGGGCGTGATTGATCACTTGCAGGGGAGAGAGATGAACGTAATTCCGTTCACCACGACCAGCGCAACCAAGCAGGCTATTATTATTCAATTACAATCCGCATTCGAACATACTGAGCTGAAGATTGTCAACAATCCAGTAATCATCGGGGAGTTGTTGAGTTTCGAAGCGAAGCGTTCGCCTTCAGGCAGCTATCAATATAGTGCCCCAGAGGGCGGTCACGATGATTGTGTGATGTCGCTGGCCATGGGTTGGAATGCGCTGTCCGGATCGGGTTGGATTATCGCAGGAAGCAGGTATTAAATGCCCAAACAAAAGTTATTGCTTTATAACGGCGTCAAGACCATGGATTTATACAATGGGGATAGAGGTTGGGACATCCTCAGCGGTCCGGGCAGCGAAACGCAGCGCACGCCTACCACCCAGGATCTATTCATTGCCGTGCCCTGGTTATACCGTGCGGTCAAGGATCGAGCCACGACCCTCAAGAAAGTAGCCTTTGCAATTGTAAATGACCAGGGTAACGACTTGGACAATTCCGCGACCTGGCAAGATGAGTTAGATCTATTTCCTTACCCCCGGCGCATGTTGCACCAGATCGAAGAAAGCCTGGTGATGACCGGGCGGGCGTACCTGTTTTTGGAGACTAACAATTATGGCTATGTGACGGCGGTCAAATACTGCCTGCCCACCTCGATCCGCGAGAAATACAACGATAATGGCGAGCTGCTATTTTACGAGCGTAGTCTCCCCCGTGGGGTAAAGGTCCAGGTTGAACCGTTAAATATCGTGGCCATTTATGACCCAGATTACACCGTGGAGCAGGGGCCGGGACAATCGAGTGCGGCAAAGGCAGCATTGTTAGCAGCCAATGTCCTGTTCAATGCCGATCTTTTTATTGCTCATTATTTTGGCCGCGGTGCGATCAAGGCAACCATCCTGTCAGTTGACACAGCCGACAGCCGCGAGGCCAACCGGCTACAAGCCTGGTGGGAAGATGTAATTTCAGGAATCCGTAATGCCTGGGCGGCGTTGGTCATCCGCGCCAAAATGGCGACCCCGACCATTATCGGTCAGGGGTTGGAGGGTTTGGAAAATGATAGCCTGACCAAGAGCAAGCGCCAGGATATATCAACCGCTATCGGCGTCCCAGAGTCGAGATTGTGGGCAGCCAGTGCCAATTTTGCCACAGCGGAAGTGGAGGGTAAAGCTTATTACAACGATGTCATCGTGCCTGAGTGTTGGACCATCGAGGAAGCATTGAATGCCCAGCTTTTTACCGAAGAACATCACATGGCGGGCTACCGCTGGGAGTTTAGGCCGGAGATGGGATCAGGATTTGGCAAGGACCAGCAAGCGCAATCGACTGCTTACGTGGATTATGTGGGCGCGGGTATGCTCCCCTCCATCGCCGCGCAACTGGTCGGGTTGGAACTTCCAGGGGAGATGGAGTTTGCCGACTTAGACCCAGTAGAGAAGCCACCACCACCGCCCCCACAAATTATCGTGACTAACCCAACCACTCCAGCGTTAGGTCCTGGTACGCTGCCCCCTGAAAAGGGTCCGGCTGGCGATGGCGGGGGTATGATGAGTTTTGCCGACTTTCACGAGCTGGAAATCTGGCAACGAAAATGTATCAAGGCGATGAATGCGGGCAAATCTCCTCTATTGAGTGGTTTTGCATCCATGACATTGCCCCCCGAAATTGTGCGAGTTATCTCCGATGAGTTAACGTCGTGTAAATCAGTGGTAGAGATCAAGGATCTGTTTGCGCGTTACACTGGCAAAATCAGATCATTCGGTACGGATGATAGTGGCCCGCTGCTGCTGCTCTATACTGAGCTCAAACGGGCAAATGATTTAGTCGAGGCCAATGAACAAACCGCTTGAGAACTTGAAGTCTGCCATTGAATTAGTCACTTCCATCCTGCCTGCCTGGGTAGAGTGGAAAACTTACAATGAATTTCACAGCCGATTATGGCGTGCTATGCTGCGTCTATTCCACGGAGGTAGGGATGCAAATTTCCTTGGCTCGTTTGTACGATCAATTGACCAGCAACTGACCGAGGCGTGGAACGAAGGTGCCGCCGATATGGGAGTCCAACCGGATGAGATGAGTGACGATGATATCGCAATCCTCGAGGCGATCGTCAACAGTGAAAATGATTTTGTAAATAATTTAGCTGATGACATTCAGGGAGCACGGGAAAATGGTGTAACTGAGGAACAGTTTGTAGGTAGTTTTGGGGCCAGGTGTAATTTATGGGCCAATCGCTACACCGAAACAGTCAACCGGGCGCGGATGCAGTTTGGCGCAAAGGAACGGCTGATGTGGCACGAGGGCAGCACTGAGGATAAGTGTGAGACCTGCAAAAAGTTAGATGGCATCGTCGCCTTTGGCTACGAGTGGGAAGACGCGGGCTTCCATCCGCAGATGCCGCCCAATGATATGCTTGAATGTGAAGGGTGGAATTGTTTATGCACGTTGGAACCAACGACCAGGAGACGGACGCCGCGGGCGTTGGACAAACTAACCAGTATTGCAGTGAGCAGCCATTTATGAGTGACAGTTTTTCTGCATCCATCATCGGGATTGATAAGCTGCGGGCGAAATTAATGCTGGTTGCCCCCGCCGTAGCTGACGAGGCTTTTGTCCAGGCGAGTAAATACCTGCTGCATGTGCTGGTCAACAAAGAGGTTCCCCCCTATAAACATGTATCACGCGCAACCGCTTACCCCAACGCCCCATATAAACCGGGCTGGTTTTCACTTAAACAATTCCGATATGTTATGTGGGCCATCGGTAAGGGTCTGATCAAAATCCCCTACCAACGCGGCGGGCGGGCGAAAGGTATCGAAACGGGCTGGGTAATCAAAGGTACGGGTGTCAATACCACCATTACCAATATCACCCCTGGCGCCCAGTATATCTATGACCCAAACAAACAGGCGCGTCAATTGAAACTGGTTGGCTGGAAAACCCTGCCCCAAATCATCGAAAAGTATCAAAAGAATATTCACGACTCGTTTGTGCGTGGGACAAAGGCGGCACTTAAAAGATTAGGTCTCTAGCAATTTTTCAAATATCGTGCTAATATGTTCGTGACAAGCACATAGGTTTTTTGCCGGGCGGCGGGTCCGTAAGCGAAAGATCAGCGCTAACAGACGGAGATCATGAGCGCACAAACCACTACATCGTGTGGATTGTGCGTTTTTCGTTTTTATCGGAGGTGCAAACAAATGGCGGAAATGATGAAAAAAGAAATGGACGGCGATCATCCCGCTAAACATTACCTGGTCGTTGACGATCCGCAAACCGTGACCACCTGGCACTTACGTGTTATGGGCATGGATGGCAAGCCGGATCATACCCTGATGGGTGCTGCCTGGGCAGCCCTACACGGCGGTTATCGTGGCAGCAAGTACGAGGGACCGAACAAACAAAAAGCCATCGACAAACTGACCGCGTTGTATGCCAGTGAGAACATGAACACGCCAGGCAAGACGCGCACCGTTGAGGAATGGCTCGCGGGAGAGATGAAAGTCGGGCGTACCATCAGCGCGGATACCGCGACCCAACTTCAATCCATTTTGGACATCGTAACTAAACTGCTCGGATTGGAAGAAGCGGACGCCGCGGAAGACGCCGCCGAACCCCAGGGCATGATGAGCATGAACGAAACCCTGGTCCAATTCGGTGATGCGGTCAAGGCCATTTCAACTGATGATGGTAAGGTCAAAGTAGGCGGTTACCTGGTGCGATTTACCCCCAGGGGTGACTATGACGCCTCTTACAATCGGGACCGGTTCGACAAAACCACTGATTTTGACTTTGACTTTCCCGGAAAGTCCACGGCTTATTTCAACCATGGGCTGGATAACACCCTAAAAAAGCGGCGGCTTTCCCCTGTCATACTGAGCGCGGATGACGTGGGCATCTGGGCCGAAGGATTGCTGGATGAGCGCGACAAGTACGAGGCGATCCTCGCCGAGCTTGCCAAAGATGGCCTGCTCGGTTGGTCGTCCGGCGTACCTGCCCATCTAGTGGACCGTGAGAAAGAGGGCAAGGGTCATCTGATCACTTACTGGCCGCTGGGCAAAGACGCTTCTTATACCCACACCCCGGCGGAGCCGCGCAACGTGGTACTACCGCTCAAGTCGTTACATATGACCCCCGCTAAATTGCAGGAGTCAATTGAATCTAAACCAATTAATCATGAGGAGTCAGAAATGCCAGAAATCGACGTTAAAACGAGTTTACAAGACGCGGCTAAGGCCGAGGCCAAAGTCTACATGGATGCCTTCATCGAGGAATTCAAGCGGACTGCGCCTGCTACGATCAAAGCCAGCATGGCGGTGCAGGTAACGCAGGACGAGGCCGACATCCCATTCAAAACCATGGGCGCGCAGCTCGCGGCGGTCAAACAAGCGACCCTGACCCAGGGCCGTGAGCTTGCCCCACGACTCAAGGCGCTCAATATCAAGGCGCTGGGCGCGAACGAGTTGATCGGTTCGGAAGGTGGCTTTTTGCTCGAGCCAACCTTTGCCGCCGCGTTGCTCACCCCCGTGCATGCTACCGGGCCATTTTCCAGCCGGGCGTCAAAGCTGCCTATCGGTCCCAACTCCAACGGCGTAACCGTGCGGGCGGTGGATGAAATTAGCCGTGTGGCTGGCGCTCGCTGGGGTGGTATCCAAGGCTATCGCCTGAACGAAGCCGGGACCGCAACCGCTTCCCAGCCAAGTTTTCGGCTGGTCGAGTTGCGGCTCAAAAAATACGTGGTGTTATGCTATGCCACGGAAGAATTGATGATTGATACGATTGCGTTGGGTGCGATCATGCAGCAGGGCTGCTCGGAAGAATTTGACGTGCTGGTCAATGAAGACATCGTCAACGGCACCGGCGTCGGCGGTCCGCTGGGGATCATGGCCTCCCCCGCCCTAATTTCGGTAACGAAAGAGAGCGGGCAGGCGGCTGCCACCATCGTGACGCAGAACATCTTAAACATGTGGAAACGGATGCACCCCGCCAGTAAGGGAAATTCGGTGTGGTACATCAATACCGACTGCACCAGCCAAATCTACGCTATGAGCATGGCGGTCGGTACGGGCGGTATGCCGATGTTTATGCTGCCTGGTTCCCTGCCCAATTCTCCCGCCGGAACCTTGATGGGTCGCCCGGTGATCGAGACCGAGTACAACCAGACCTGCGGCACCACGGGCGATATCATCCTCGCGGACATGAGCCAGTACGCCATGATTGACCGGGATGTACAGAGCGCGAGCAGCATCCACCTGCAATTCTTGACCGACCAGCTCGCCTTCAGGTTTATCTATCGCTGCGACGGACAGCCAAAAGTGGCCTCGCCGCTGACCCCACTGCATGGTTCCAACACCCTCAGCCCATTTGTCGCGCTCAACACTCGTGCATAAAGGAGCATGAAATGCCAGTAAACTTTTGTTTTCCTGAAAATTGCAAAGTTGTAAACGGTTATGCTCCCCGTGTTGGGGCAGCCGCCGCGGTCACCGGGGCTTATATCAGCCTCAAGAACATCCAGCGAGCCTGGGTTGTGTTTCACTACTTCCAGGCTGACGCCAACGCTATCACGTTCAACGTACTCAAGGCGACTGACGTTGCGGCAAGCGGCTCGATCGCGACCGATGTTCTTATGCCGATCTGGTCCAACCTGGCCTGCGCCGTCAGTGACTTGCTGGTCCGGCGCACGGATGCCATCAGTTATGCGGCGGGCACCGGTGCGGCTTCCAAAATGATTATCATGGAAGTCGATCCAGATGCTTTGGGACAATTGGCCGGGGTGCAGTATGACTGTATCGCGGGGTATTCGACCGCCATCGCTGCTGCTCAGTATCTGGGCATCACCTACGTGTTGCAGCCGCGCTACCAATCTCGTGTCTTGACCCAGCCGACCGTCGTGACTGACTAACACCAGATGCCGAAGGGCGGGTGTAACAGCCCGCCCAAAGGAGAAAACATGCCAATCTATACCCAAGATAAACGGAACGCGCAAGCGGACGTGACGTTAGGGTTGCGCGTGGATCGTGCGGCGGCGCTGGTGGTTACGGGCACGAACAACATCTTCACCATCACCGGCGGGCGCGTGCTGCTGACCTGCCTGCTGGGCGAGATCTCGGTACAAATCGCAGCTACCGCCACCACCCTGCAAATCTCCAGCCTTCGAACCGACGTGACTACGCCAGTGGCTACTGTGCTGGATATCGCCTCGGCTGATATCCAATCCATGGCTCCAGGGCGCATGTTCACCCTGCCCGACGCGGTAGGTTCGGCCTTGACCATCTCGACCGGATCAAGCGCGGCGCTGGTGACCAAAGTGCGCTACGTTATCCCAACCGGAGCGTTGCGGCTGGTCGCCTCGGCCTCGCCCGCCACCGGCACGGTCAAATGGTCGGTATGGTACTGGCCCATTGATGATGGCGCTTACGTAAGCGCGGCTTAAAGGAGACGATAAAATGCCACAATATAACGAGGATTCAAGCGCACGGCAGTTTATCGCCGACAACATCGGCGGGTTACGGGTTGACCGTGCCGCCGCGTTGGTTACTGCCGCCACTGTTGCCCTATTCAATGTCGTCGGCGGGCGGGTGCTGCTGCTCAACTTCCTGGGCGAGGTCGCCACCATCATGGACGGGACCGCTTGTACACTGCGTATCCAGGCATTGACCACGGATGCGACCGCGGTGCAAACGTTCCTCACCTCCGCGGTGACCGACTGCGCCAACGACACAAAGGGCACGATGTACACCCTACCGGCGGCGGTTGCCTCTGACCTGGTCAAGTCTACCAACAACAGCGCGGCAGTATCCAGCACCCAAACGCCACTGGTAATCAAAACGGGGGCGTTGAATTTGATAGGGGGCGGTGCGAGTGCAGGCACGATCAAATGGTCAGCCTGGTACATCCCGCTGGATGACGGCGCGTACATGGCGGCGGCCTAAATCGACTTTTTATGGGGGGGTAGCAATACCCCCCAAAGGATAAAAATAAATGGCACAAAATACGACTGATGTTTATGGCAACACGCGGGCCACTACTGAGATTTTTAACGGTAGTCAAGGCCAGGAAGCCCCGATGTTGTTTAACAATCGCGGTGATGAGCTCGTCGCGCAGGCACTACCCAGTAAAGCTGAATTGACCCGCATGGGCGCCATGTGGACCATGCGTACTGCCACCGGCTCCGTGTTTACCGCGGTGGTTGGCTTGCCGACCACCCTGGCCGTGGCAATCCTGTACAATGGCGAGCCCTCCGGTGGCAAGTCCTACGTGATTGACAGTGCTTTCTATCTCAACTCGGCAACCAGTTTTGCTGCGGTCAACCAGGTCGCGCTGATTGCGCAACTCCAGGGACCGGCGGTCGCCACCAAGCCGACCGGCTCGACCACTACCACCATAATCAACTCATGCAACGGCAAACCCACCTATGGCGGGGCGGCCTTGCGGGCGATCAACGTAACCACGATGGTCGCGGATTATTGGACCGTGCTTGCGCCATCCTCGACCACTACCGCCGCCGCGACCTTGGGCCTGGGCGTCTATGCCGAATTATGGGGCGGGTTTATCGTGCCCCCTGGCGGCGCTTTTGGCATCAACCTGGTTTCTGGTATCGTCACCGGTACGGGCATCGTGGGCATCACCTGGGCGGAAGTTCAACTGGCGCTGGGATAAGGAGATATCCATAATGGCAAATACAACGACTGATGAGTTTGGAATTGTAAGGGCCGTTGCGGATATCTATAACCTGCCGCAAGGCGGTGACATCCAGATGACGTTCAACAACCGCGGCGACCAGCTCTATGCGCAGGCGCTTCCCCCCAAAGCGGAGATCGTGCGCATGGGTTACATGTGGACCTGTCGCCAGACTGCCGCCGCTGCCTTCACCCATGTAGCCGCGCTCCCAACCACACGCGCTGAACTGTTCGTTATGAACAACGAACCGTCGGGCGGTAAATGTTATGTGATCGATACCGTCTGGTCGCTGAACGTCACTACGAGCATGGCGGCGGTCAACCAGTTAGGGTTGATCGTCCAGATTGTCCCGGCGGCTACCATGGTCGCCCCCACGCATGATGCGACGACCAGCTTTATCGACTCGCGCAATGGCAAGGCGTCTTACACGGGCAATATGAAACGCGCGGTTGCGCAGGCTACCGGCTGTTTTACCGATTTGTGGACCCTGTTGGCCACGTCAGTTTACACGACCGCGGCTGCCACCCTGGGCACCGCGACCTTCGCCGAAGTTTGGGGCGGGCTGATTATCCCGCCTGGCGCCGGTTTGGGTATCAACCTGGTTTCAGGTATCGCGGTAGGAAAGTCTATCGTGGGCTTTTCCTGGGCTGAGTTACAGCTCCCCCTGGCGTAACTCGCCTTATTGGTAGGGTGTGGGATGTTCTCCTTCCTCCCCATCCCACACCCAAAGGAGACCCATGGCATACGCGGCAAAGGTAGACATCAAAGCGCGGATACCAATATTAACGACTGACACGAGTCAGGATGCGTTTATTGATACCCTGTGTCTCAATGTCAAGGCGGTGATTGATTCTTACTGTGATAACACATTTGAATCAGTCAACGCGACCCGGAAATTTGACATGCCCCGTAGATCACGCAGGTTATTGCTGGACGAGTGGATGCTTACATGCACCAGCGTGACCAACGGTAACGGGGTTCTTATTCCTGCTACTGAGTATATCTTGGAGGATTACAACAACCCGCCATATTACGCTATCGTGTTGACGCCGATCACTTCCTATTATTGGCTGCCGGATACTAAGATGAACCCTCAACGGGCGATAACAGTAGTGGGCACATGGGGTTATACCGCGACGGCTCCCCTGGACATCCAGGAGGCAGCGCAACGATTGGTAGTTTCGTGGTTCCGCAGCCGGGACGGATTAAATGCCGGACCCACGCGGGCCATCGTCACCGCCGCCGGGGTTGAGATTGCCTCGACCACGTTTCCCGAAGATGTAGCGGAATTATTGGCTCCTTACAAACGGATTGCGCTGTCCACCCAAATCGGGCGCACGTTGGGAGAGTTTTACTAAATGGCTCTGGCAATTAAATCTATCGCGGATCTGATTTCGGGTATCACCATTACCGGGGTGACCATCAATACCCTGGCAACCCTGAACAAGTGGGAGTTTACGGGGCCAACGCTTTTTCCCGACCCCGTAGATTTTGTAACCAACGTCACATTTACCCGGGACTCTTTCGGAACAAATGCCACAGCAAAAGCACACCTCGAATATACCCTGCATTACACGTTTGCTTACGCCTGGGTTGGCAGTGGGTATAACCTGTGGTCAATTTATGACGGCATGACCACCTTGTTTGGTCAAATCCTGGACGCACTATTAGCTCTGGATGTCGCGGGCGCGGTTGATTTACAGCTGGCTGAGGTGTTTAATTTTGGGCAGGTAATTATCCCCAATGATACCGCCTGGCACGGTTGTAAAATCGCGCTGCGCGTGTTGGAATTTTTGAACTGAGGTAATTGATGCCAAGACAATTAAATCGTAACAACCGAGTTTACATCGGCGGTCGGGATTACTCCGGGGCCGGGGTCGCCATTGGGCCATGTGTATCTCAGTATAACCCGGTCGACATGACTGTTCCCATGGCCGATGCGGTGCATGGCAAGTTGCCCGGACAGGCGCATTTTACCCCCACCCAGTTTCGCGGGGTGCTTGATAACACCGCGACCACGGGCCTGCATATCAACCTGGCTACGCCTGGGCAGGCGCGCGCGGTGATGGCGATTATGGGCATGGTCGCGGCGCCTGCCATCGGCGCGCCGGCCTATTGCGGCGTGTTTGAGCAAACCGGGTATGAGGCGACCATATCCAATGATTTCGCGGTGGTCAATATCCCCTTTGGCGGGTTGGATCAGCCTAGTTGGACGGCCAATTACCGTCAATGCTGGGGTAATCTGCTCCACCTGATGGGTTCAGAAACCGGCGTCAACTCCGCCAACACCAACATGGACGGCCTGGCGCAGTCCACCCTGGGTGGGGTGATGTGGTATCAGATTACCTCGATCACCGGTGGTACAGGGGTGACACTCAGTATTGACGATAGTGCTACCGGGGTAGGCGCGTGGGCGACCCTGACCGGATCGAGCGTGACCGTGGCAACTGCGACCCCGCCCGTGGGCGGATTTGTCGCCCTGGCTAATAATCAAACTGTCAAGCAATATACCCGCTGGCAGATCGTATTCAACGGCGGCGCATCCGCCTGTACATTCGCAATGGCCTTTGTAAGAGGCACAGGAGCTTAAATTATGGCAACCGGCAGAACTCTATCCCGTTGGACGAGATTTGTTCTCAAAGATTCGGGCGCAACCATGCGCGAAATTCCAGTTGACAGTGTATCGGGGGTCGGACCTCAATTTCAAACGGTCGACCTCTCAGCCTTTCAGGACCCGGCGCATGGCTTCCTGCCTGACATGCCGATCGTGCAAATCAAGATCACCGGCCCATTTGATAACACCGCGCCGGTCGCCATGGCTGGTTCAGCGGCGGCCCCGACCCTGAGTGGCTCGCATACCGTACTCTCAGCCATCGCGGGGGTGGTTCCGCCGTGTTCTGGCCCGGTGTACATGAGCCTGGCGGTGATGTTCGGCATCCGCGGCTATTACACCACCGGCGATCCAGCATTTGGCCTGGCAACCGGCGCGATTGGTTCAGGGTTCTGGTGCAGCGAATACACCCCCGACCCAACCAATGGCAAATACTCGGCCACGTTTGACCTGTACCCTGGATCAACTTTGCCCACCTGGATCAACGCCATACCGTCATAAGGTTAATAAGATATGTTGAAACGTGAAGACATTCTCGGAGTGGTTGATATTCCAAGGGAAGAAATTTCCGTCCCTGAATGGGGCGGATCGGTGATGGTTTATGGCCTCAACGGTACTGAGCGCGATGCCTTCGAAATCTCAATTGCGGGTAATGGCCGGGTAGAATTGGCGAACTTGCGTGCCCGATTATGCGCAATTTCTATCCGGGATGAGACCGGAGATCGGATATTTAATGATAAGGATTGCGAACTTTTGGGAAAGAAAAGTGCGCAGGCCCTACAACGTGTTTTTGAGGTTGCACAAAGATTGTCCGGTTTGACCGCGGGTGACGTGGATGCGCTCTCAAAAAACTCAAAGAGCGCCCCGAAAGGCGCTTCTGGTTCCGGTTAGCCCTTAAAATGGGCGTGCCCGTTACTGAGTTACAACGCCGAATGAGCTCGCTGGAATTCAGTGAATGGCTGGCATTTTACAGCCTGGAACCGTGGGGCTGGGAGGCTGAAATGTACGGACATGCGCAAACCGCTGCTGTGGTTGCTAATGTTCACCGCAACGCGGAAACGGCGCCCTTTCATGCGAGTGATTTTATGCCGAAAGAAGATGATTCATGAGCATCGCTGAAGAAATTCTGGTCGCACTGAAACTCGACTCCCGCCAATTTCAGGAGGGGATAGATAAAGCGACCGAAAAAGCGAAAACGGGTGGGGGAAATATTATCGCTAGCCTGGCCAATGTGGGCGGGGCCGTGGTACTTACCGGATTAGCTGCCGCTGCTGCTGGAGTGGTCGCTATCGGCGCTGCCATGGAACACAGTGTTCACCAGGCGCTTGATTGGGGCAATGCGGTCAAGGAAATTTCAGAGAAGACGGGGCTTGCGGCGCAGGCGGCCAGCGGTTTGGCGTTGATGACTGAGGCCGCCGGAGCCAGCCTGGAAATGTCTGAAACCATGTGGCTAAAATTTGCCCGTGGGTTGGAATCGGTCAAGGGCGCAGCAGGTCCAGCTGGTATCGCTTTAGCTGAAATGGGCATCAAGTCCGTTGACATGAAAGGAAAGTTGCTGCCCGTGACGACCATCATGCAGCTCGTGGCCGACAAATTAAACATCATGGATGACGGCCTTGAGAAGGACCGTCTATTGATGGAATTGTTTGGCAAGACCGGCGCGGAAACCAAAGATATTTTAGAGTTGGCAGCTAACGGCGGCGTGAAATACTTTGCGGAGCAGGCGGAACGATTGGGATTGTCATTTAATAGTGAACAACTTGAACGAGTGCGCTTAATTGGCATCCAATGGCGCCTGCTGGGAGAGCGATTTAAAGGCATCGCCGTGCAAATTGGCAATCAATTACTACCGTTGATTCAGCGGATTTTGCCCGTTTTAACAAAGGTGTTTGACAGCCCCATGGTTCAGAGCGCGATTAAAAGCTTTGTGGGGTGGATTGGCAGCATTGTCGAGAAAATTGAATGGCTGATTGGCGATCTCCAATATGGGAACATCGAGGCTGGATTAAAAAATGCTTTTGGTGATGAGGTTGGAAGTGCCATTTATAAAATCGTTAATGCATTTAAAGACGTGTATAACTGGTTGAGCATCAACATCCCCGCCGCGATCAAGACCGTGGAGACGTTTTGGAACACTAATTTTGTTCCAGTAATTACCACGGTAAAGGATTGGATCAGAGACAATTTGTTGCCAAAATTTAAGGACATTTACGAGTGGCTCAAAACAAGCATACCCGAAGCCATTAAATGGGTAGACGCTAAATGGAAAGAATTCAAAACAACCCTGGGCACAGTGGGGGATTGGATCAGAGATAACCTGCTGCCAAAATTTAAGGATTTGTATGACTGGTTGACTCCCAAAATGCAGGACGCCATTCAATGGGTCGTGGATAAATGGAATAAAGATTTCATGCCAGCGGTACAAGGTGTAGTGACCTATATCAACGGGCCAATGCACGATTCAATTAGCGGATGGCAAAAACAAATGGAGGATGATCTACCAGGTGCATTGGATACGTTCAAAACTAAATTTTATTACGGTACATATGCACAGTTCATCGAGGTACGTAACTACCTAAATACTTACGTTGTCCCTATTTTTAAAGACCTGAAAAATATTGTTGTTTTGGTAACAGAAATAGCGTTCACTCCTCTGGCGAATTTTATCAGTGGAACGTTTATGGTGACGCTTGGCTCGTTACAAAAAGCCATTGGGTGGGCTCCTGGCGGGTTAAGTGAACTTTGGTCAGGTCTATCTGGACAGGTTGCGGGTTTTAATAACGGACCAGGAGCAGCCATCGTTGCTTTTTTCAATGGTCCGTTTGCAACCGCGTTGTCCAACGTTCATAATTGGCTGAAAAGTATTATCGCCGCGCTGGGGAATATTCACGCGCCTAATCTCGGTGGTGACGGGGGAGGCGGTGACGGGGGAGGCGGTGACGGGGGAGGGACTCCTGCACCCTCATGGCACTGGCTTGATGGGTATTGGACGACGAATGAATACGGCGAACCTTTGTGGGTCGATGGGTCATGGCAATGGTATAAACGTGGCGGTAAATTTTCTGCTGGCCAGCCGATGATTGTCGGAGAAAACGGGCCGGAGGCGATCATCCCCGACGCGGGGGGCACGGTAATCCCTAACAACCAACTTGGTAATTTGGGCGGTAATACCACTATAAATATTTACGGCTGGCAGGGTAACGCGGTCAGCCTGGCCCGTGAGGTGGATCGGCAAATGCAATTAAGGAGACTGCTGGCATGAGTTTGCGCGCCCCGCAAGTTCAATTCATTATCCCTAAAGAGGCGACCAACCTGATTACCAATCCCTCGATCGAGATTGACGCGTCAGGTTATACAGCCGTGGGGGCGGGTGTATCGGTGGCCAGGGTCACGACTCAATCCCGTAGGGGGAATGCATCGCTTGAGGTTACTACAGCCAGCGGTGTAATTTCGAGCGTTTATTATGCCATTGCGCTTACCAACGCTACTCAGTATAGCTTTGGCGCGGATATTTTGGACGTGGCTGGTCAGACCTTCACTTTATGGATTGCAACCGCCGGGGATGCCGTCAAGTCAGCGGTGGTATCCTGGACAGGCACGGGGTACTGGAAACGACGCAGCGTCACATGGACAGCAGATGCCAGTGCGACCTTTAGACTGTATATCTCCCGCGCTTCCGTCGCCTCAACCACCAAATATTACATTGACGGGATGCAGCTCGAAACCGGCGCGGTTAGCACCTATCTGGATGGGGATATGACCGGGTTTGTTGCCGGGGAAACGGCGTATATTTGGAACGGCACGCGGCAAGCGTCTACCTCGTGGCGATCCGGGAAATCCCGCTCAGGAGGGACTTATTTGAACCTCTCAACTTATGCTCGATTGTTGGCAATTGTCGGCTTAGGCGTCGCGCCGATTACCAATATTGGAATTCCGTCTTCCACGGGCGGCAGCCTGTATCAAAACTCAATCTATACTGAGCGCCCATTTACCCTGATAGCTAATTTTACGTCGGCTGGGGATTATGGGACCATCCAAAAAAATAAGGCTACGATAACCGCCGCGCTTATGCCTGATAAAGTCTCCAACCGGCAGCCGCTGTTAATTCAGTATGATGAGTTAGATTCTACTGGTCTGGAGATTGCCGAAACGCTTGAAATACCGGCGGTATATGAGGGCGGGCTAGAAATGGCCGGGGACGGCAACGCGAACAACGAAAAGATACCGTTGAATTTTAGGATGTACATGCCACTGATAAAACAGCAGGGAGAGAAATACAGCACATTGGGATTTCAGACGGCGGTAATGATTGATGCCATTGCGCAGCGAAAAATTGATGGAACATGGTCGGGAATGGGGGAAACTTCAGTAGCTAATCATTCTGTCCGCGCCATCGCAGTTGGGCAAGACAATACAGTATATGTTGGTGGCTCTTTTGCGACCATTGGCGGCGTAGCCAATACGGTCTCCATCGCGAAATGGAATGGAACGGCCTGGTCTCCATTAAGTGTTGGTATGACGGGCGGAAGTTTAACCGTTTTCGCATTAGTCCTGGGGCCAGATGGTACGTTATATGTAGGAGGGAATTTTGTAGATCAGGGGGATGCGAACGGAGATTATATTGTACGCTGGACAGGCGCTGCTTGGTCTTCAATGGGGACTGGTATGCAAGGAGGTCAAGTATGGTCTTTAGCTTTCGCTTCTGATGGGGTAACGCTTTATGCGGTGGGTGAATTCACGGGGGCGGGCGGTGTGGCAAATACTGGTAGATTTGCCAAATGGAACGGCGCAGCCTGGGTTTCTGTTACTGCCACTCTACCCGGTGCTGCGGTTTATGCAACGGCGATTGATAAACTTGGCAATGTTTACATTGGTGGGGCGTTTACCAATCTCGGCGACGCGAACGGCGATTATATTGCGATGTGGAATGGAACGGCCTGGGTATCACTGGGAACGGGAATGAATAATGATGTCCGTGTTTTGTGCGTTGGCCCAGATAATCGATTATATGCCGGTGGACCATTCACGACCGCCGGGGGTGTAACTGTCAATGGAATAGCGGTATGGAATGGAACAAATTGGGCAGCGGTAGGCGGAGGTCTGGGTACCAGCGCTGATGTTCGTGCTATTGGATTCGGGCCAGATGGGTTGATGTATGTGGGGGGGTTCGGGACATGGACCACTGGTGGTGGTTGGTTAGTGGTGGCTGCAAAATATACTGGATCGTCCTGGGTTCCAATAGATATTGCTTTGTACGCGACGGGTAATGTATGGTGCCTGGGTTTTGATAAGGGCGGTATCTTATATCTGGGGACTTGGTATGTACTGGCTCCATCAAATTCATATAGCGGCACCGTGACTGTTCCTAACGTAGGGTCCGCTACAGCATTCCCGAAATTTATTTTTACTGGTCCAGGACAGTTGTATTCAATCACAAATTATACATCCAGTAATGCAATCTATTTTTCAAACCTGACGCTGCAAACCGGCGAAACAGCTATTTTAAACCTTGACCCGCTAAATTTATTCTTTATTTCATCTACACGCGGAAATTTAATATCATATATCTCACCTGGATCGAATTTGACCCTGGCCCTTTTGCCTGGAACGAATAATATTAGCGCCTTAATTTATGGCAGTACAGCAGGAACAACTGCAATTACTATGACCTGGCGCGATCAATACTGGTCCATTGACGGGGCTGTCAGATAATGGCTACGCACATTAACTGGCGCGATCCGCTGGGTAACCTACTGACCATTATTACTCAGTACAGCAGCCTGGATTATATTCGGGCAGAAAACAAAGTCGGGTGGCTGACCCTGGAAATTAATCCAACCCTGATACCTACAAGTTTTTTAGCGGTCAATGCGCGGCTAGAACCGTGGCGCAGCGTGGGCGCGTATTCCCCTTACCTGGACGGGGAGAGCGTATTTTTTTTGAGAAATTGGACCTATGCCATCGATGATGCAGGACAAGAGGTTCTCCGGCTATCTGCGTTTGATGCCAATTATTTACTAGACAGCCGGATCGTCGCCTATGCCGCAGGATCTGCGCAAGCAGAACGCACCAACGAAATTGACGACATGATGAAAAGCATTGTCCGTGATAACTTGGGTGTGGATGCCACGGATACCCTGCGCAACTTATCCCCCTATTTGACGGTGCAAGTGGATGTAAGCGCGGCCCCCTCGACCACGAAGGCTTTTAGTCGTCGTAATGTTTTGGTCGTGTTACAAGAGTTAGCGGATATTGCGTTTAAATTGGGAACCTATCTCGCTTTTGACATCGTTTATACCGGATCCACCACCTTAGAATTCCGCACGTTTACCGGCCAGCGTGGGGTGAACCTGGGGCGAACGAGCGCGAATACGCTGGTGGTCAGCCGCGAACGGCGCAACCTGGAAAGTCCTCAATTGATCGAAGATCATGAAACTGAGGAAAATTATATTTACGCAGGGGGTCAAGGTACGGAGACCGACCGGGTAATTAAAACAGCCTATACCACAACGGCTTTAGGATTAAATCGCCGCGAACTATTTGTGGATGCGGCCATGAGCGAGCTGGAGACATCAGTGCAGGCTGAGGCGGATGCCGCTCTATTTGACTACCGCGCCAAAAAGACCCTTATAGGACGAATTGTGGATACGACCGGTTGTCGTTACGGGGTGCATTATCACTTTGGCGATCTGGTCTATGCCGAGTATAAGGGGCAGGGGTACGATGCTCACATAGACGCCGTTCATATTACTGTCCAGGACGGGGCAGAAATCATAGATACGCAGATTCGGGCGAGTGCTTAGATGGACATCGTTAAACAGGTTGACAGCCTACAAAAAATGATTGGGAAACTCACCGCCCATGATGTAACTTCCATGGTCTCTGGCGGGTGGTTTGCGGATAATGAAACCTGGGTATATGTTTCCAGCACCTCGTTTAAAGTTGTGGGGAGGGATGTTACCCTTAAATACCCGGTAGGGACGAAAGTTAAATGGAACGATGGCAGCTTGAAATATGCTTATGTGATCAGTACCGCGTTTGGCACGGATACGACGGTCACGATTTGCGCGGGGTCAGATTATGCGGTCGTTAATGCCACAATCACAGCCAATTATTACAGTTATTCGGCAGCGGTGAGCGGGTTCCCACAGTGGTTCAACTGGACACCGACCCTGACTGGGTTCTCGGCCGATCCTACCAATTGCGTTAATAGGTTCCAGATCAAGGGCAGGACCGTGACCTTTACGATCAGACAGGTGACGAACGGAACCTCTAATGCAACCACCATGAAATTTAGCCTGCCAGTCACCCCGGCCACCATCACCAACCAGATCTGGCTGTTCCCCATTGTTTACACCGATAATTCGGTAGCCGCAACCGTGTTTGGCCGGGGGATCATCGCGAGTGGAGATGTGACAATGGCTTGCGGCATCAACGCCGGGACCAGCGACGGATTTACAAACAGCGGTGGAAAAAGAGCAGCATCGATAGACGGATTCTACGAAATTTAGGAGAACAAATGTCAAAACAAATTTTTATTCAGCAGGTCGGCGGCGTTGTGACAGAAATGGCGCGCTTGGAAGAGACGATCAAGGGGATGGCCGGGGTATTTACTGCACGCGGGTACCAGGTTGGGGGCAGCGACCCAATCCTAGATATTGACATCCAGAACGCCGGCAGCAGTATGACCGCGGCGCAATTTAATATCATCGCCGGAATTTTAGGCGATTACCTTTCATTTTGCGGTAATACCCCTGTTATCACTAAAGACCGTAAGGTTGAATTAAATAAGGCTCGAACTGATATTTGATGACCATCAATGGGCTGGACATCAGCATGTATCAAGAGTCTAGCAGCCTGATCAATTGGCCGGCTCTTTCTCACGATCCACGCCAATTTAAGTTTATCTGGATTAAATGCGCGGAGGGTGAGTTAGCCCCAACCGACGCAGGCGCTTATCCGGTCAAAATATTTCAGCGGCAGGTGGTCGGGGCCGTAGGTGCGGGACTGAAAGCCGGTCCTTACCATTTTTATTATTATCATGTATCGCTGGGCAATGGCAGTTATTACCCGTTATCGCCGTATGTTCAGGCGGCGGCATTTTGCGCGGCGGCGCAGGATTACGAGGGCGAACTTCCGCCAATGGTCGACCTGGAGGACCCCTATTTATATAATCCGGTCAGGTTGTTTGATTTTCACGACACCCCTACGGCTAATAATGCGCTGGCCTGGGCACGGAAGGTCTGTAACCACGTCCGCCAGTATGTCGAGGAGGTAGCCCGATTGTTCGGGCGTAAGCCGGTAATTTATACCGGCACCTGGTGGTGGAACCCGTGGGCGTTCCTGGCACAATCCTATACCGAAGAAATGAAATGGGCCAAGGACTATGATTTTTACCTGGCGGATTACGCGCACGAGAAACCGGACACCTGCCTGGGTGCTGGCCGTGTAATTGCGCATCAATATACCAGCACGCCCAGCCCGGTGATCGCTGGGATCCCCAACGGGGGCCATGTGGATTGTGCCAGGTGGTTATTGTCTGATACTGAGTATGCAATATGGGGCGGG